TGTAAGCGTCACGTTCGCGCTGTTCGTGCCGTCGATGTTCGTCACGCGGAGGTCTGTGCAAAGCTCGACATACCCGCTTGTGTTGGTGCATTGCCGGATGTCTTGGACACTGGTCGTCAACTCAAGCGCCGCGCTTTTGTAGGTTGCGGTGACGGTCATGCGTTGCCCCTGGTGATAGACCAAGACGTGACGGATACCGACAGGCCAACACTGACCGTAGTCGTGCTCATGATCATCGATTTCCCTGACCCGGACAATCCGCAGTCACCATCCATCACAAACGTGGTTCCGTCAGACTTCACGATGCGCCACCATGTGGCAGTCCCCGCCGCAAGACCAGTCGCCGCACTCGGGAGAGTCGGGGAAATCACGGCAGCGGCAGCAGATGACGCCAGCGGACTGCCTAGCGTGAACTCAGCGAGCTTTGTCGTCGCAGTCCCGCCAGTTGCAGGTCTGGTGCCGTCATAGATGCGCAGCAGCGCAGCATTTCCAGCAAACGTCGTGATGGCGTCCAACTGTGCGTTTCTCAGCCCGGTCGCGTAGCCTGGATCTGCCATTACTTGACCCCCGCCGCACGCCCGGAAGCGTCACGAATAATCATCTTCGGCCTTGCGAGATGTTCTGCAATCAACTGCTGTCCACCCGCCAAAACTGCCAAGCTCTGATCAACCTTGTTCAACAACTCACCAAGCGGGTGCGCTACGGTGATGTTCCCATCGTCGCCAAACTGCACATCCTGATTCGGCTGCGATGCAAGCGCCGATGTCCTGAGCGATGTCTGAGAGCGCATCTGTTCAATGGCAAGGTCAAACTGACCCTTCATGTTTGCGATGCGTTCCTGACTGGCGATCCGCTCCTGCTCAATCTGCGCCTGCATCTGAGCCTCAAACTGCTTCAATTGCGCCTCGGCTTGGATCTTGTAGTCGTGCTGCTCGCGTTCGGCCTGTTGGCGAACGATGTCAATCTGTTGCTGCGCCTGCATCCTGATTTGCTCAAGTTGGGCCTCATGCTGTTGCTTGGCCTGCTCAATCTGCATCTGGCCCTGAACCTTGAGCATTTCAGGATTGGGCTGGGGCGGCTTCGGCGGTTGTTCGCGGGGATCGGTAAAGAACTTGTCCCCCGACTTGAACCCCATGAGCTTTGACAGTTCCTTATCCGCTTCGTACACATTGACAGGCGTTGCAGTGCCGATCTGGAGTCCGAGAACCTGAGCCTGCTTGAGGTTCATCAGGTGGGCGACCTGTTGGTCCTTGTTCCCAACACCAAGCCCGACATTGATGCCCACATCAAACTGGTTGCGCCACTCACGCGGATCAAGCTTGACCCACTTCCCGGCGATACGAACGATGTTTTCGCGGTCCTCGTTCTGAGTCACCAGACGAAGCATCATCTTGAACAACTCAACGAATCCCTCTGCCATGTTGCGGGCAATGAGGTCGACCCGCATGTCGGCCTTGTTCGTGATGATGTTGATGCCGGTCGCCGTGTTGTTCAGGCCCTTGGAATCCGTCCCCTGTGAGTACCGCGTCCAGCCGGTGGAGTTCTCTAGAAAGTCCTCCATGTACTCCATCATGTTCATGGCATAGGACGTGTCGCCCATGCCCTGATCGAGCCTCCCGGCCATGCCTGGAGCCTTCATCCGCACCGTACCGCCAGGACGCGAGGTCAGCAGGTCATCAAGGTTCACCTGTCCCTCAACGGCGAAATACCTGCCGTTGATCTGGAGATGCATGTTGTCGATCAGGCCCCGAAGGATCGCGGTCTTGGTCTTCTGCCCCTCAAAACCTAGATCAGCGATGGACAGGCCAAAGAACTTATGCGGCAGCGGGATGGGGCAGATGCTCACGAACGGAGCAACATCAACCATCTCGTTTTCGAGGATCTCATTCCCACATCGGACAACCTTTCGGAGTTCTGAGATGCCGTCGCCGTCATAGTCGCAGCGGATGTAGCACTCGGTGATCCAGACTTGCTTTTGGCTCTCGTCGGTCGTGTTGCTGTCAAAGTTCAGATACGCCATTTCGTCGTCAAACGAAAGACGCTCGATCCGCTCTGCGTTGTAACTCGCTGCCGAATCATCCCCGCTCAGGTTTTCGATGTTCTTGTAGCCCATCGACTTCAGGTCAGACATGGTGCGCAGCACGCGATGCCCGACGAACGACGCCGTAGCGATGTCCTTCGCTTTTCGGGAGATCAGAAATTCCTCAGGAGGCACGTTCTCAATCGTGACCTTCCCGCCCTTCTTGGAGCGCTTGCACGTCACGTCGTAAACCATCTTTGGCGGCATGCCCTGGATCTGATCAATCCGGGCCTGCATCTGCATGACAGCCTGTTGCGCTTGGGGATTGCCCATCGCTTCCGCTTGTTGTGCAGCCTGCATCTGTTGGGCAATCTGAGCAAGTGCCTCTTGGCGCTGCTCTGCGTCGTCTTGGTCTGGACTGGCCCGCGGCTCGGTAACCTCAATTTCCTCGTCGTCCATCAGTTCGGCGAGTTCGACATCAGACAGGGCCTTGTATTCCTCTCGGGTTTCCTCGGTCCTGTTGTCCCACCACACTTTGACGATGCCGACTTTCTGGATCAGCGCGTCCTTGATCCACGTGTATGCAAGCTTGTGGCCGTTGTTCCGCTTGAAAAACAGGTAATTGATGTAATCCGTGCAGACCTGCGCCTTTTCCTCGTCGTCCTGCCTGGTCGGCTCAAACTCGACCACTGTGTCGCCACCGCAGAACTTCACCATCAACTGAGGGAGCATCGATTCAATGGTATTGCGCACGTCCGGAGAGACAACAGACGAACGGCCATCGATTTCAGCAGGAGCAAGTTCCCCCTTTGCCAAACCAAGGTAGAAATACTCGGCCTTGCGTCGTTGCTCGGCCAACTTCCCGCCGTAATAGCCGACTGCATTGCGGATTTCGAGATCCGTCAACGCTGTCAACTCTTGTTCGGTCATTTGGGTCATGTGTTCCTAGGTCGCAATCACTGCGATGCTGTAGCGCCAGGCGCTAGGTGATGTTCAGTCTTGGGTAAGAGAGGGGTTTGCCCCAGTCTCCCGATGACAACTGAGATAGTGCAAGTGCCAGATAGCGGAATGCGTCCGCCGCGTGGCTTGACCAGTCATGCAATGGGCCTAGACTGATCTGGCGCTTCTCATCAATCTTTTCGCGGTACTGACGCAGCGCATCAAGGCCCAATGCCGTGCGCCTTTGGTCAAACACACAGCGCGGTATCGTCATGCGCGCAGCGTTGATGCCATCAACCAGCGGTAGATTCTTGAGCACGTCGAATCGAATACCGAGAGTCGCCGCTATCTCGCGCCTAGACTTCCCGGTCCCGATCTCTCTGACCTCAATGTCATGAGGGCCGAAGTGCTGACCATACGTGTAGCCTTTGTTCCGCAGAACCCCGGCGTAGTGCTCCAAGCCGTAGCCTGATGCCTCGTAGTAGTCAATCACCCGTATCTCTCGACCGGCCATCTGCCAGAACCAGATAGACATGGAATCACTGATTCCCAAGTCCCAAGCCGTATGAACAGACAGCGCAGGGTCGTATGGGACAGCGCAGATTGATCCATCCGTCTCCAGCTTGCGGATGCCTTCCGCGTAGTAAGCGCCGGTTATCGCCGCATCAAAGCTGCACTCGAACTCTTGCTCATACTCGTTCGCTGGCATAGACCGCTTAAGCCTTGCCAATTCATCGGGCGGGATGATTCCGGTCTCGCTGGCCCGGATGATCTGAGTAAACCACTCGTCATCTTCCCGCGCACGTTTGTAGGTTTCGCCCAGCAGGTTTCCCCATCCTTTGGGCGTACCACTCAGGTCTAGCCATCCCTGCCGGTCAGACAGGGCGGGCATGATGATCTGAGTCAGCACGCTGGGCCGGATGTCCTGCGCTTCGTCAGCAACCAGCCCATCAAAGTACAGCCCGCGCAGCCGTTCTGCGTTGTCCGCCCCGTACAGCCTGACCTGAGCCCCGTTGTGCGGGAACACAATCGACAACTCCGATTCGTTCGGAGCCTTGCCGAACAGAGCCGGGTGCGCGTATGACTTCAGATAGTTCCACGCGATGTCTTTGGCCTGGATATAGTACGGAGCCAGGTAAGCAAACCTCGGGGCTTCCCTGGTGCATTCGCAAGCCTTGCGGATCAGCTTATTGATGCGGGCAACCGTCTTACCCGCTCGCCGATGCGCCACAGTCAGCGTGAATCGCTTATCACTGGCGTGGTACGACAAGAATGCGCCACGCGGGGTGTAGTCGATGACTACTTGTCTTGTCGCCAACTGAACTCGACCCGCTGCGGCTGATTCGGATCGCCTGCAACCTCAGTACGCGCCAACTTGGGAGCGGCGTATTCGGCAAGCTTGCTCAACAGGTCAAGCGCCTTTGCCGGGTCGGGCGGTTCTTCGCCATGCCCCTCTGCTACCTGAATAAGCCATTTCCCGACGTTAGAGGCGTTTTCCTCCAGCAAACGGGTAACGGTTTGGCGAAACTCGACCGTAGCCTTATTGGGCGTTCCTGCCACTCTGCCGCCTGTTTTCGGGCTTCCTTTGGCTTTAGGCATCGAATCCACCTCTTTCCAAGGTAGATTTGAAGTTAGCGATTGCTGACATTGCGGATTCCTTCCGGATTGTCCGCACCTATCCAGTGCGTGGTTGATGACTTTCGACTGACAGAAGCGTGATAGTGCCTTTGCCGTCGATCTGGATGTATTCGTCCGGCTGTGGTGTTGCCGGAAGTACGCCTACGGGCCACTGGTCCGCGATGTCTTGCGGGTTGATGTCCATGTGTTGGAGAAAAAAGCCCGCATGTACGGGCAAGCGTTATGGCAACGCGGAAATGAATTAGTGCCGGTTACGCGTTCGGGTTGTAGCCCTACTTTCCGGCGGCCTTACGCCCGCAGCCGGTTGGTTACGGCCATGCCCGATGTATGCGTCCCGCTGAGAGCCAGTCAATGCTGGCGGCGCTCCGATCTGAGGCGATCATGGTTTTGGTTCGGCAGGTCGATGGTCCATCCGGGTCGGTGGTCG